GCCCAGAAAAGCCTGCTTAACATCCTCGCCCAGATCTACGCGCTAGACATCGGAGTCGTATCTGGACGCCCCACAAACCTAGACATCGGCGGCTCGGTGCTCCCTGCCTATGAGCTCACGGTCTCGATTGTCGTTCAGACTGCCTAATCCACACTCTCCGTCTCATTATGTGTCAAACTAAACCCAACACTTCTAAGGAGTAATCATCATGGCCACTTCCACAATTCTTAGCCAACCAAAAGTCACGATCGGCGGCACAGACCTCTCGGGGTGGTGCACCTCGGCAGTCTTAACCAAAACTGTCACCGCTCTTAATGACACGGTGTTCGGAAATACTTCCAACACTTTCACAGCTGGTCTCGAAGATAATGAATTGACCGTCACACTTTTTTTGAGCTACGCCGCCAGCGCGACCTATGCGACACTTTCAACACTCGTCGGAACAAAATTAGTTGTTATCGTAAAACCAACGACCGCAGCGGATTCGGCAACTAACCCGGGCTTTACACTGACAGACACATATCTCGAATCGTTGCCAGTGATCTCCGCTTCGCTCGGAGAATTACAATCCATAGATCTAACCTTTATGGGTGGAGTCTACTCGGCAGATGTCACTGCGTAAATAACGGCCTTCCTTGGCCCGACGAAAGGAAACAAAGTGAAAATCAAAATCAAAGTAATTAGGAACGGCAAAGAAGAGTTCCTCTACACAAATCTTTTCTCATGGACTGAATGGGAAAGACTAATGAATCGCCGCCTTGGTGATGGCGTCCAGCCGGGCGTCTCCGATTGGTGCTGCTGGGCGTGGACTTTGCTTTGTCTCAAAGGTGAGAAACTTCCCGACACATGGCAAAAGTGGGTCGCCGAGAATCCAGACATGGAGATTATTCCTGTAGTAGATGAGACAAACCCAAACCCTACGGACGCGGCTACCGACGGCAACTAGCCGAGCTGGTAGTCGCGACGGGATGGGCTCCGCAATTTTACTCTGACACCTTTGACGCTCGAGATCTCACTACGATTATCAAAGTCTTAGAGAAACAAAACAAAAAGAGGTGACATGGCCGAAGGACTCAACACAAAAGTCGAGATCTACGGTCTGAAAGACGCGATTAAGCAGCTGAACTCCGTTGAGCCGGGTCTCCGTAACCAAATTGCAAAAGACTTTCGCAATGTCGCAAAGCCTGTTATCAATGACGCGCTTGCCCTCATCCCTACTTCCGTTCCGCTATCTGGTATGGGTCGCAAGTGGACTACGCCTTCAGGCTTCAAGATGCTTCCTTGGGACGCAGGACGAAAGCAAAAGATCTCCGCCAAAATCAACACCAAAAAGGTCTCCGAATTTCGTGGACAGATCCGCAATGTCGGCGTATTCAACATTATCTACTCGGGCTCAACTGGAACACTTTTTGACATGGCTGCTAACGGCAGACTAGGCAATGCACTTACGGCGCGCTACGGCATGCGATCAAGAGTAATGTGGAAAGCAATGGAAAAGAACCAAGGCACAGTTGAGTCAGAGATGCGGCGAATCGTGGAGACTGTCATGGACAAAGTTGATCGGAATGTGGTCGAGTAATGGCATCAGTAAATATCCCAATTATCTCCGAATTTGATGCCAAGGGCACACAAAAGGCGATCAAAGAATTCAAGTCTTTAGAAGGCGCGTCCGCTAAAGCACAATTTGCAATTAAGAAAGCCGCGCTCCCAGCCGCAGCCGCAGTCGCAGGATTAGGTCTTGCTCTTGTAGGTGCTACCAAGGCCGCTATGGAAGACCAAGCCGAACAGGTACAGCTTGCGCTCGCCTTGCAGAATGTCACTGGCGCGACCGACGCACAAGTCAAAGCATCCGAGGACATGATTTCCAAGATGAGTCTGGCGTCAGGCGTGGCGGACAGTGAGCTTCGTCCGGCTCTGGCCTCGTTAGTCCGAGGAACCAAAGACATTGAAGAAGCGAATCGCGCACTCGCTCTTGCACAGGATGTCGCTGCGGGTTCTGGGAAGGATTTGGCTACAGTCTCGGACGCAATTGCCAAGGCATACGGAGGGAATATGAAGGGTCTGCAAGCCCTCTCTCCAGAGATTAAAGCGATGATCAAAGACGGTGCATCTTTGGAAGATGTAATGAATGTCCTCGGCGGATCATTCGGTGGAGCATCCGAAGCAGCTGCGAACACTGCCGAAGGCGGAATGAAGCGTCTCGGAATAGCACTTGCCGAAACCAAAGAATCAATCGGTGCAGCACTGATCCCAATAGTCGAAGCTTTAATGCCACACCTCATCGCCTTCGGCGCGTGGGCACAAGAAAACACAAAAGTCTTCTTGATCGTGGCAGGCGCAATCGGTGGAATCGCACTAACTATCTTGGCTCTTAATGCCGCTATGAAAGTTTATGCAGCCGCCCAAATGATTGTGAACGGCGTTGTCGCAGTGTTTAACGCGCTCCTCGCACTTAACCCAATTGGTCTAGTCATCTTGGCGATCGTTGCATTCATCGCCATTCTTGCCGCGCTTTACTTCAAGTTTGAAATAGTTCGGAAGATCGTGGACACTGTCTTTGATGCCATGCTCGCAGGCGGTAAAGCAGTATTTAACGGACTCACTACCTACTTCACAGGAGTCTTTAACATCTTCAAAGTGCTATTCAACGGCATCGCCAAAATGTGGAACAACACCGTAGGAAAATTGTCTTTTGAGTTCCCCGGCTGGGTGCCCGGTCTAGGTGGCAAAGGCTTTGATATTCCAGATATTCCTTACCTTGCAGAAGGCGGGATCGTGACAGGGCCAACGCTTGCAATGATCGGCGAGCGCGGCCCTGAAGCGGTCATCCCATTATCGGGACGCAATTCTGGAATGGGTAACTACACAATAAACATTACGGGCGGTCTTGGCTCAAGCGCGGAGATCGGAACAGCTGTCGTGAATGCAATCAGAGCGTTTAATAGGCAGAATGGCCCTGCGAACATAGCGGTCGTTTAATGGCTGGCGTAGCGGTAGTCGGATCAGGTAACTACGACCTAGAGATTGACACAGGATACGACTGGGACGCTTTTACACTTGATGACTCGCTCAAAGGCGAACTAAACAATACCGAATATGTGCTTGACGGTGTCTCGCAATTTGCAACGGTCATGGATGGCACGATCGCTCTTACAGCAAAACGCGGACGCGCTAACACTGGCGACCAATTCGCTTATGGCACGATGAACTTCACCTTAAACGACACTTACGCGGACGGAGTGTTTAACCCTTTTGACACCACTTCCCCATATTTTGATCCAAACAATAATCAGCCGGGGCTTGCACCTCTTCGAGAAGTCCGCTTCTCAAGGTACAGCTCACTCAATGTCAAAGAACTTTTGTGGGTGGGCTACATCGTAAACTACGACTACACCTTCACGCTTGGGGGACTAGACACAGTTACCGTGAATTGCGCGGACTTCTCCTACCAGCTGGGACAGACCTTTCTTGCCGAATGGAATGTTACAGAGCAGCTCTCAAGCGACCGTTTTGATGACCTGCTAGATCTCCCAGAAGTCGCCTATACGGGCACACGGAGCATTGAGACAGGCGTGGCGACCCTTGGCGGAGCAGCCGCCTACACGGTCGCCAACGGTACATCGGTCGCAGGTTACGCAAACAAAATTAACGAAGCCGAACAGGGCAGAATCTTTGTGGATCGAGAAGGCACAATGACCTTCCAAAAGCGTCTAGGCACGACGCTCGGAGTCCCTGTCGCCGAATTCCATGATGACGGAACCGAGATCGGCTACAGCGCGATCGACATCTCATTCCAAGCGGACACAGTGGTCAATCGTGCATCTATCCAACACGCTGGAGCCGCGTCGCCAGAAGTCGCCGAAGACCTAGTAAGTCAAGCCGCCTACCTTGTGCAGACAAAGTCTATTACTGACTCGCTTTTACACAATGACGCCGCAGCTCTCACACTTGCTCAATACCTCATCAGTCCAGATCCCGAAGCGCGCTTCAACTTCTTAGGCACCGAGTTCCCCGGCACAGCCGCCCTAGACCAAGACGCTCTAGCGATCCTTGATGTAGGCGACCTCATCAATATCCAAAAGTCAATTACAACTTCAGCAGGCCCAACGCAATTCGCACAAAATCTCACCATTGAAGGACTCGAGCACAGGCTCACTTTGTCCGCTGGGCACGCAGTCACCTACTTCACCGCGCCAACCACAATCGTCTATGAGCTCATCTTGGACGATCTGGTATATGGCACACTTGACGAAGAAAATGTCTTAGGATAGAAGCATTATGGGAGCGAACGCACAAACCTCAGTCCCGCTATATGCAGCAGCGGAAGTCTTAACTGCGGCCAATATGAATATCAGTGCCGGAACAGGCGTCCCAGTGTTCGCTACGACCGTCACTCGAGATGCCGCTTTCGGTGGAGCCAGCGAAAAGGTACTTGCAGAAGGCCAACTTGCTTACATTGAAGCTAGCAATATCGTTCAGTATTACGACGGCGCGGCTTGGGCAACTGTTGGGCCTGCATCAAGTGGCCTTGCAGTTGTAAAAAGCAAAACAGCCTTTACCGCTACAACGACTTTTAGCGCTGACAATGTGTTTAGTGCAACCTACGACAACTATCTAATTCAAATGGTTGTAAACACAACTGCATCAAACGGCTATTTGTCTTATCGTATGCGTGTTGGTGGCGTAGCCGACTCAACAGCAAATTACAACTCAATAGAGGCCGAAGCCGCATCAGCAGCAATTAGCGCATCTACAACAAGTGGAGCCACATCAGGGCAAGTCATGTATAACTTTGCAGCAGGTTTACAATTTTCTAACTTTATTATTTCGCAACCTGCTACTACTAATTTTACTCAAATCCAATCATCAGGAATTAGGTACACGCCGGGCTGGTCAAACATCTACGGGCAACATCGAGTCGCTACCGCTTACGATGGCATAGGTTTTATTTCGGCAGGCAATGTCACTGGGTACTACACAATTTATGGATATGCAACAGCATGAAAACTAACGACAACGGAACAGATCGCGACATGACCGACGCCGAAATTGCGGAGTATGAACAATGGCAAAAAGACTTTGCTAAAGAACAAAAACAACGCGACAAAAACGCCGCCGATAGATCCGCAGCGCGCCAAATTGTGCTTGACCGTTTAGGAATTACAGCCGATGAAGCCGCGCTTTTACTTGGCTAGTGTCATGCTTGCATTAATCCCGATGGCTTGCTCAACGACAAGAGACAACGCAGGGAAAAAAACTGTACGGAACAGCGCACTAATCCAATGCACCACAGCCGACAGATGCGAAGCCGCTAATGGCTAAAGATCGAGCAGAAATAGAATTATTACACGCTCGGATGATCGTGTTTGTTGGCTGCACTATTGCAGTCACTTTTGGACTCACAGTCATTGGCTTTATTTTTGGGCTTTTGTTTGTCTCACAGCCTCTGGAGCAATCGCCCAATGACGCGGCCTTCATAGATCTCTTAAAGACGCTTTCAATCTTTATGACTGGCACATTGTCTGGACTTGTTGCTGCTAACGGCCTTAAAAAGAAATCTTCAGATGGCAGTCCTACCAGCACTTCCTAACATCCCTAACTCAAGACCGTACACAGGGAACTCGGACGGAGCCGCAGCTGGCCCGCGCGCAGGAATGGACGAATGGATCCGACAGGCGATCAAATACGGCAACGGAGCCTTCTGGAATAACGGTAGTTGGGGAGTAAGAAATATGAGAGGCTCCGAGTCGTTGAGTGTGCATGCCACAGGGCGCGCAGTCGATCTTTCGTACCGCAAGTCCGAGCAACATCCGAACGCCAGTCGCAAAGGATCAGTCGCCTTTCTAAACATTGTGACCGCTAACGCGAACGCTCTTGGACTTGAATGCGTACTTGATTACATCGCCCCATTCGGAAGAGGCTGGAGATGCGACCGACAGAAGTGGCAAAAATACACCAAAGAAACTATTCACGGCGTACCGGGCGACTGGCTTCACTATGAGATCTCGCCTGCAATGGCAGACTCTCCAGCCCTTGTAAAACAAGCCTTTCAGAGAGTGTTCGCCGAAATCCCCCAATAGCGCGCACCGATCCTCTATGGTCGAAGTACCGACGATAGGAGTGAAATTATGACCGAGCCCAAAGTCTTCATCTACGAAGTAGGGCGATGCAACCTTGACAACGGACAAGAGATCCTTGTCCAGATCTTTCGCCACGAAGACACACACACAATCATTCGCGCACAGATCGCCTTCCGCACATTGGCAGGAGATTCTTGGGGCGTCCCTACAGAATTGAGTTTTGCAAAATGAGCTATTTAACGATCAAAATCTTCGCATGGGTAACTATAGGCCTATGTCCTTTTGTGCTTCTCTGGGACGCTTCTAAGCCGCCTGAGAGCATGTCTAGAGTCAGTGCCGAGACCGCCTATGCAACGATCCCACTAGGAACACTGCCAGTCGTAGTGGCACCCTCCGTCACTACCCCGGCTACCGCTTGCGCGCAAGCTCTAAACCTTGCCTTGAGTGTTGGATGGCCTGCGACCGAGACACCGACTTTGCTTAGAGTGCTCAAGCGCGAGTCAAATTGCACTCCAGACGCATTCAACCCTCGAGACACCGCAGGTGGCTCTTATGGCTATATGCAGATCAACGGATTCTGGTGCACCCCTTCGGCATACTGGCCCCAAGGATGGCTACAAGCGAAAGGGATCTTGACAGTGTGCGACCAACTATTTGATCCACGCATAAACCTCACCGCCGCTCTCGCAGTGTGGCATAATTCTAAATGGAAACCTTGGAATCTTCCGAAGTGACCGAAGAGCCCTATCCCGAAACTGGCATTACAGAGGAGACCCGACAGATGTATCCCGAAAACTATTCCGACAAATACAACAAAGTATTCAAAGAGTTTGTAGACGAAATTATGAAACCGCCGCGTCCAATAGATCGTCTTGACAATCACGAAATTCTTCTCGATGAATTGACTTTGATGTATGACGCACACATGACGATCGGTGGCGAGCAGAATCGATTTAATGCAAGTGTGATTCGTGCGGCGATTAACTGCATTAAGGCGTACAGCGCATGAACGACCTACAGCTCTTTACACCGACACGCGGACTTGGCGCATACCGTGAAGAATGTGCAATAGACCGAAACACCGTCATCATCTCACCCAGCGCAAAACCGACTTCTGCTCTTGCAGCTCTTCGCGCGTTGCCTAAGTCTGGCTCAAAGCGCAGGCGCGTCTATGAGTATCTTAAGCAGACAGGCGGCGCGACAGATGAAGAAATTGAGCGCGCACTGGGCATCTCTGGCAACACTGTCAGACCGACTCGAGGATCATTGGTTAAAGACAAGTTTGTCTACGCTACAGATCTAGAGCGTCCAACGATCGCGGGCAACATGGCGATCGTATGGAAGGCGCGCTAATGGCACACTTTGATTTATCGCTTTATGAGACCGTTGCACAGCGTCTAGAACGCTTTTGGACTGCCTATCCACACGGACAGATCATCACGACCATGATGCACTACGACGCTTCTACGGTGATCTTCCGATGCGAATGCTTTGATAACGATGGACGCATAATCTCGCAAGGCTGGGCAGAAGAAGTCATGGGAAACAGTCCAGTCAATAAAACATCGTTCCTAGAGAATTGCGAAACTTCTAGTGTGGGACGCGCAATCAGTAACGGCCCACTAGGACATACTGGAGAGCGAGCATCAGTGACCGAGATGGAGAAGGTGAACCGCGTAAATAGTACGCCTGCACCGGACGCATTCGGCGGAGCAACACCAAAGCAAATCGGCTTCTTAAAGAGCCTTGCGCGCGGTAAAGCATGGGATGACTTCCAGCTGCTTGAGTTCATCCACAAGACGCTCGGAGTAGACGATGTAGTTGTAGAAACATTGTCATCGGGACAGTGTCGAGTCTTGATTGACAGGATGAAAGCATGAGCACAATGAGAGAACAACTTAATAATTTAATGACAATGCTGGACGCGCTAGAGAAGTTAAATCTTCTGCATGACTTCATCGGCAAAGATGACATAGACAGCAGGCTTCGCTGGGCAGCAAAAAACACTGCAGACAAAATCAATCGCCTATCAAACCTAAACGACTAACACAATGAAAAACCCAGACCAAGAATACGACCGACTCCACGATCACATGACAGCGATAGCTCGAGAGCGCGACCACGCAGTCCGCACCATTGATGCATTGACTAAACAACTAGAAGAGCTCAAAGACGCGCTTGTCTTAGCGCATGAAGCCTTACGGCGGGAGATGCCATGAGTCGGTGGGCATGGTTCGGAGTGACTTGGGCAGTGATAACCACTTACCTACTTTGGCGATCTGATAGAAAGTAAATCCTTTACAACTGGCTAGTTGCATGGTCGTATCACCTTCGCAAGTGACGGGGCTAATCCAAGGGAACTTGGTTAGATCGGCGCGTCCAAAACCTGCAACACGAAAGGCAATGGACAAAGCGTCGAAGCGCAGTGTGTAAAGGAATTGAATAGGGAGTCCAGTGTGGCAACGGACGGGAGGCCCTTCCGGAGTCTGTCTTGAGTTACGCTGATAGATGACATACCGAAAACAAACTCAACAGACTCGAGCCCGACATGCAACACAACGCACAACAAACCGAGAGCAAGCCGCTCCCTTGCGGCGCGGTAGCGGGGTAGAACATGGCGCGCGCGATAACCGAATACGACAGCAAGCGATACAAAGCAGCAAGAGCCGAACTACTTAGAGACGAACCCACATGTCATTGGTGCAGACGCGCCCCAGCAACAGAGCTAGATCACCTAGTAGAGCACGACGAAGGCGGCACAATTGACGACGGATATGTGCCCGCATGTAAGTCTTGCAACAGTCGGCGCGGTGCAGAATATATAAATAAAAAAACTGCTACGCGAATCAAAAACAGAAATAACGGTTTTTTATACAAAGAAATAATGCC